CTATTAGGATTAACATATATAAAATAATGATTCCATGCTGAGTTATTTTCACTGGCCCATGCTGTCATAGTATCAATACTTCTTTCTAAGGCAGTTTCAATAGGTTCAGTTTTAATTAAGTCAATTACAAACTTTTCATAGAGCTCTTCTCGACACCAATGGTCAAGTTTGATATTGCTGGTTACAACATAGTCGATGTATTTGTCAGGGTATAACGGATTTACGTTGCTAATAAAGCTGCCAAATTTGACAAATGCATTGTAGTAAGGACTCTTGGCAAAGTCGTCATAACTCTTTAAGACTTTTAATTTTTGTGTTAATGTATAGAATCTATTATATGCAGTATAACCCATAACCACATGTTTGTCTGTCCGAGCAAGGTATCTACGCTTGGCCTCGCACATATGCACTATCAACGTTTTTTCTTTAGTGAACTTGCTGCCACAATGTTCACATGCATAGTCTTGCCGGGCTTTTAGAGTTAACATATTACTCGTATTTAATCGAATAGTTTTTTAATTTGAGAATCATCATAGCCGAGTCTAACGGCGTGTTTTTTCAATTCATTAACTGGTGTTATTTTAGACATCAGTTCTATTTCATCTAACTTGGCATTAGGAAACACTTCTAATAAAAACTTTGTTTTCTTATTTGATGCTTTTTCTTTTTTCTTAAAACCGATCCATTCATGAAAGAAAATATTTTTACTTTCATGACTGCACATACATATCAACTGCCAAAGTAGTTTTGGATGACTTTGCAATACATACCAATGCTTGTTAAAATATTCATTGACAGCTAATACAAAATGTTCTTGAGTATCTCTGTTGCTGGTTTTAACATTGCTGATGTATCTGTTTAGAATAAAAAATTCACCTTTGATTCTTTTTCGTTCTTCATCAGATACTTCGTCCCAAAGATCTCTAGCGCCGACATCTATTGCTGCCAGTTTTTCTTTTAGTTCAAGTTTTTCACTCATATGTCATTATACAATCTTTTCTGTAAGACACAGACTTTTTGTATCCCCAATTAATTAAAATGTTAACAGATTCTTGCCCAGCTTCACCGTATATTTCTGATAGATTTTTGTCTTCCATTAAAATAACCGGTTTAAACTTTTTAATAGTTTCTTCGGCGCCTCTAATAATATGAGGCTCGTATCCTTCACAATCAATTTTAATAAATCCGCAACTGTCAAAATTAAACGAGTCGATGGTGTTGATCACTTCATCACCACCGTTGATTGTAGGATCAATATGCGTTCCAAAAGAGTTTTTTACATACTTTAACGACACATTTTTTTCTTGATCGCCTAGACCACAGTCAAATATTTTAACAGATGTTAGATTAAACTTTGCAACATTTTGCTCTAGACATCTTCGGACTTTTGAGTCTAGTTCAAATGCATAGACATTTTTAAATCTTTGATGTAGATGATACGACATTATGCCATAATTTGCGCCTGCATCTATAGCACTGTCAAAGTTTTTTACAAATTTTAATGCATCAATTAATTGATTTTTTTGATAATCAAGAACTTGACTATTTGTTCTATGGCTCCACTTATTCTGCTTGGCCACAGCCTTCATCAATGCTTTATCGTTGTCTAAAACAACCCAATCGGATATATTATTTGCCATGGCTTAACTTGTATAGTATTATAACACGGTCAATGGCCTTTTGTAAAGCAGGATTGGTTTTAGCGGCACGACGAATTTCACCCCACATTTTGTCTTCCTGTATATGTTCAAACAAAGGCCTACCATCGGGTGTTCGGGGATCATGAGTCCGCCCAATTTCTTTACGTGTAGCAGGATCTGCTCCTTCTTCTCTGGCATAGACAATGCCGTCTGCACGTTCATAGATGTATGTAGTATCTGGTTTAAGATTGCCCATTTTTATTAAACCCCACGGTTTCTCTAGCGATATCATCGTGATCAAATTCTGCCCAATATAGCTCAAAAGCAATGCAATCTTCGACTGCTTCAAATTGGTGATATTCTCCTGGCGCAACCTTGGTATATTGCCCTGCTTCTAGAACAGTCTCATCAACTAAGTCATAGTTGTTTTTCCAAACACGAATTATCATTTTTCCAGACTCGACAAAGAATCCGTTCCATTTAAATTTGTGTTTGTGCTTACTACACACTCCGCCAGCTTTAGCTTCGATGCGATGAAATTCTAAAACACCATTAGCTTCTAATAGCTCAGTTTGTCCCCATACTTTACCTTGTTTCATATTTTTTTCCTTGTTTCGTTTAAATCTACTCCGAACCCCTTCATGTATGTTCGCATCATGGAAGGTCCAGTCGGAGCATATCCTAAGATTTCTTTCTTTTGCTCTACGTCGTCAAGCCACTTTTGCCAGCTGGCAGATTCTTGTAATAGTTGAATTGATCTTGCACGTAAGTCAATCCAAAATTTACTGTTTATATTATTTTTTCCAGAATATGAAAACGCTAATAGATTTCTAATATTTTCTAACATGAAATCATTAAACGCATTTACTCCTTGATTTAATTTATCAACAGCAACATTTCGTGCCACACCGCCTACAAAGGTATTTGTAAGTAATACATAGTAGTGTAATGGTATTGCTTGTTGTGGCTCATAAAGATATAATCTATTACCCATGGATAATATTCTACCATCCATTGCTTTCTTTTTATGATATTGTTTCCACGAAAAATTTCTTAATTTGCTTGCATCAATATTCTTTATCTTACTAAAGTGCTCAACGGCTTCACTATAAGAAGTTATTTTGTTATTATATAAATATCCAAATGCTTTCCTATGATCTAACGGAACTCCAAACATCCATCCGTTCTCGTGAACATAGGCACTAGTAAAAACTTCTTCGTAATTTTTAAAATCTGGAAATAAAATTACGGAATTTACAGTTTCAAATACATCTGTAGTAAAATCGTCACTGTTTAATTCATCACCACTAGGAGTTCCTCTGCAATCAATTAAAAAATCAAAAGTATACGAATTTAATTTACCTTGCGCTGATGCACTAGCATCTTGTTGACTTATTGAAATTACTTCGTCGTGTATTTCTGTAAAATTGTTGTATTTAATTTTAAGTTTTTCAAAAACGTAACTACCCCATTTTTCACTGTTAAGATGGATACCTGGCATATGATAAAAAACAGAAAAGTCGTTGCCACTTGCCTCTTTCCAATTGTATCGAGTGTAATATCTCAATGTTCCATTGTAGAGATCAATCTCTTTATCGAAGTCGACATCTAACACATTTCGCATTATATCATAGACCAACCCACTAGTGCTTTCGCCTACCTGCGCTGTAGGTTTATTAGGGTCATGAATACAGGTAATACTTAGATTTTCTATATCAACTTGTTCATTTTTTATAATATTTAAGATAGACAATATACAAATGGCACTGGCAGTTCCAGACCCTATAATTCCAAGTTTCATATAAACACCCCTGGTTTAACTAAATTAAATGACACTGATCGACGAGCGCACTCTTTTGTTTTAAACGGAATTCTATGCTTTGTGTTTGCCGGCCACATCATCATTTTTCCAGTCTTTGAACTAAATTGTTTTAGTTCATTATGTATTAAAAATTCTATTTGAGAATCTGTTTCATCAACATCGTAATAATAAACTCCGGATATCTCTGTTGGTAAATGATGGTGTAGCAATCCTTCAGATCCGACTTTCATATCAGTTGCCCAGCAATTGATAATTTTATAATTTGTATCCGTTGAGTATTCTTTTAATTTTTTAAAAACTATATCTGGCAAAACTTTTAAATTGTGTTGATCTATAATGTTTATACGCATATCTCCGTGACTTACAGCAACTTTAGGAATTTTGATAGGAATTCCATCTTGTTTGCTTTTTTCGTCAAAAGGATTTGCATATAATAAATCTAACTTGTAAAACGAATCTAATTCTTTTTGTAAATTAATAAAGTCGTCGCCAGTAATATAGAATTCTTTGATCATAGTATTTTACTCATGTCAATGATTTCGCTTTGTCTACTCACTTCTTTGGTAAAATAAACACATGGCGGTTTCGGTCCGTCAGTTAGTGGCACTGATAGTAAATGATTATTTTTTAATTTAGGAAAAAACCATTTAACGTCATTGTAAAAATTTACAATTTCGATTTTGTGAAAATCTATTTTAAAACTGCTCAGCGGGTTAAAACAAAATGCTTCAAACCCTCGATCATTTAAACTAGTTAATGGTAATACTTCGATGTCATTTCCGGTCTGACTATCGCCTACAGCTATACTCCAATCGATGGGCATGGTAATTTCATGTTGACCTATTCTAAGAACCATTGCAGGACTGTTAAATGATTCTAAAAAGATCAAAGGAACAAAAAAGAAGTCCGGTTCTTTAGGATCACTGTTATCTAGAACAGCAAATCTCATGCCATCATCTACTTCTTCTGGTAGATTGTTTAAGTCGAAACTTATGTTGTCTAATGTTAATATATACATATTTTTGTTAATTCCAGTCTACTTTTTCTAGAGTAAATGGATATTTTGCTTCCTTATAATATTTTTTTCTTGTAGTCAAATGCTTCTTAGCATATTTGCAAGTGCTTGTTAAATCCCAGATTTGCACAAAATCTTTGTCTTCGGCCTTACGAATACCACGCCCTATTGACTGAATAACTCTGACAAACGATTTGCCAGGCTCCAAAAGAACCAAGTTAAAGATCCTAGGTATATTAATACCAACAGCGGCGACACCATAGGTAGCAACAATAATCTTGTTATCAGCTGTCTTAATCTCATCATATTCTGTCTTTCTGTCTTTGGTTTTTACTGCCCCCGAAATAAACACACTGCCTTCTAATTCGTTGACTAAGAAATTTCCAGAATCAATTCTATTAACTAAAACCAGTGTATTTCCCGAATCGGCAATGCCTTTAATCAGTTTGCTTAGGTAAATCATTCGATCATCATCTGTGACTAGATATTTTAATTCTTCAGCATAGGTTGGAAATTCTGGCAAATCTAAGAGTTGAACAATGTTAACATGACAGTTTGATAACACACCCTTTTCTTGTAGTTCATGTGCTTGAATAGAATTGATCACCGGACCAATGCTGGCAAAAATTGCTTGGCTTTCAAAATCTTCTTTAGGCACGGTTCCGGTCAGCCCCCAGCGAATCGGCGCATTACAGAAGTTTTGTGTCAGTAAATTCTTCAATACATCTGCCTTGGCCATGTGGACTTCGTCGACTATAACTGTTCTTACATCATTGAGAAATTCTGCTAGAGTAAGAATATCATGCTCGGCATTTTTACTTTTCTTATCAAGAATGTTGAGACTTTGCCAAGTGCAAATTGTATGAGTCTTACCTAATTCTTTGCGGTCACCATAATATACACCAACATCTAATCCACAGTTGCGAAAGTCTTCTTCTGTCTGTTCCACTAGACTTTTATTAGGAACAATGGTAACGGTCCTGCCATATTGTTCACATATTTTACTCAATGTTGCTGTGATAATAGTCTTGCCAGCACCTGTGGCCACTTCTTGTAGTGCTTGTGGATTTTCTAAAAATCTGTTAATGACATCGTATTGATAATCACGTAGTCGTATAGGTTCACCTTCTTTAACATGACCTTTAGGCCAAGTTAGGTCCCCCCAAAAATCTTCTTGAACTTTAGGGAATGATATTTTTATAGGATCTCTTAGGTCTTCTACTTCGTCTACGTCTACACCACTATCTGCCAGTATTTCTAATACACGTTCTAATTGATTAACATAACCATTGCCGCCTAGCCCAAACAAAGTAGTGGTGCCGTCCCATCGACCAAGACGATATCTAGGCATGTATCTTGCATAGGGAATTTCGTATTTAAACGCATTGCTTAGTTTGCGTCTAACTTCTAAACTAAGGCCTTCTAGTTTAATGTTTACTTCGTCACGTATTATTAATTTACACAATTTCTTCTATTGCCTCTTTCAACGGTTTTTTCTCTTGGTAGTGAATTACCAAATCACAATAGTCTGTTAATAGTTTAACTCTGTTAGAACCTAACACTTGCGCCAGCACCAACACTGATTTAGGTTGCCATTTTAATTTTAACAAAAATTTTGGAATTTTTAGGTTAGTAATACCTACAATGGCTGTATTATTATTTAATGGTTGATTGTATTGAAATTGGCTGATCTGCTCGTTGAACGGTTTACCATTCTGATCATTGTCGTGTCGAAAATAAATTCCCACACCATCATGCATATTATTTTCAATTAAAGAATTTCTCAAAATTTTGAGATTTTTTTCAGATTTTTCAGGTGAACTGTCAAAAATTACCAACAGTGGAAATCTGTTTAATTCTTGCAAAGATGAGATAACATCATTCAACTCGTGTGTCTTTGATGATAGAAAAATCTGTGCACCTGTGCGAGTAGCGATTTTCTCAATGAGATTTTTTTCTGATTTTTTCTGGAAAAAACTGTGAAAAATTTCGTATTGATACCCAATTTTTCGGTCTTCTAACAAAATGTTATTATTGCCTATTTCACCTACTTCTGCCGATACACGATTTTTCAAATTTTCACTGGGCTCAATGTCTATGTAAATTTTATCTTTGTTTTCTTGTTTTAAAATTTCAAAAATTTCTCGGTGTTCTTCTAAAATTTCAGGAGAAATTTCAAAATTTTGTGATATTACAAGTTCCACCAACTGATACAAATCTAACTCTGAATAAGGAATTTGCCACACGTTGTTTTTTATACGTGTCAAAGGCGCTGACAATTTATTTTTTATTTCGTCTAATTTTTTAGTAAAAGTCTTGGTATGATTAAATCCAATTTCTATAAAAAATCGGTCAGGATTTGTATTTTTTACAAGATGCAGATATTTAAAACGTTGTATGACTCTAAATGAGTTTTCCCACTTAGGATTTTTTATAGCTTCTGATAATTGGCGGAGATGTTTAATATTTTCTCCAATAATTTTTATTGCTAGATCAGCTTGGCGTTGTGTGACATATATGTTTGCAGCCATTTGCTTAGAAAAACTAGCTAAAATTTCGTCATCTCGATGATTGATTGGTTTTAAGGTTCGAGTAGTTGCGTATTCTTTTAAAAAATTGTCAATGCTGGTCATATTTCTATTATACACTTCTCAATATTTTTGTCAACCTTATTTTTAGGTTAAATATTCGATATTATTTTAAAGATATCTATGAATCGCTCAATATCAGTAGTTACTACATTTCACAAAAAAGGTTACGATGATTACGGCTCCAAGATGATTGATACATTTTTAGCCAAGTGGCCAAAAACTGTTAAATTATTTGTCTATGCCGAAGATTGTCAAGTCACACAGAATGCAGAAAATCTCATAGTTTTAGATTTACTACAAACATCGCCCGAACTTGCAGCATTTAAAGAAAAGTGGAAGAATGTTCCCAAAGCCAATGGTGACATTTCTAGTATTCCTCATTTAGCAGGCAGAAAAGATCGTCATAAACCATTCAAATGGGATGCTGTAAGATTTAGTCACAAAGTATACAGTATTTTTCATTGTGCAAATACAGCAGGCACTGATTTATTGTTGTGGATGGATGCTGACATGATATGTCACAGTGCCATTGGTCAAGACACTATTTTAAGACTGTGTCCAGCAGAAAAAGATTTATGTTTTCTTGGAAGAAAAGGAAAATTTAGTGAATGTGGGTTGTATGCTATGAACTTGCAAAGCCAAGCTACTCAACATTTTTTAAAAGATTTTCAAATGTTCTATGATGATGCAGAAAATGGCATTTTTAGGCTAGGCGAGTGGCATGATAGTTTTGTATTTGATGCTGTTCGCAAAAATCATAAACTTCGAGAGCTCGACTGGAGTGGACATTTGATTACAGGTGAAGGCCATCCATTAATAAATTGTGAATGGGGTGCATACCTTGATCATCTCAAAGGCGATAGAAAAAAATATGGCCAAAGTAAGAAGCAAGATTTGCGTGTAAATCGCACAGAAGAATACTGGAGCAAGATTGTATGAAGCAAGTTCACGGATTTTGGTTTCCAGACTACGACACGCATTTTCCAAGGATGCTAGATAAGAGTTTAAAGAACGATGGAGTGCTACGATATCAGTGTAGAGCTAGAGAACTGGCTATAGCAGAGTCGACTCCTCGAAGAATTTGCATAGATATCGGTGCCAATGTTGGTCTTTGGAGCTGCGAGCTTGTAGAGCATTTTGATCAAGTGATTGCATTTGAGCCTGTGGAAGAATTTCGCAAATGT